TTGTTCTACAATCTCATGTTGCCACGAACCAAGTGTGCCAGCGTTTGTGATAACAACAAACACAGATCCAGGTCGCTTCTGCCTACCTGACCATAGTGTATCCCACAAGTCTCTCTTCTTCCAGTGCGTGACTTCGTCACACACAACTAAGTCTGCTCTCAATCCGAATGATGTTGCACTATCAGCAGTTAGAATCTTTAGTATTCCCCCCGGTCCTTTAATTCTCTTAGCACCATACACAATGCGTTTAGCTAACCAAGGATTCAATCTAGCCTCTGCTGCCATAGACTCAACAAGTAGTGCTGCTTGGTCGAAATCTGCCGCTGCTGCAACTATCTCAATTGGTTTACGACTGAACGCTAGTACCCAATTGCATATGCGTGCGAGTCCTGTTGTCTTATCATGTCCGCGCGGAAGTGTTTCCCATGTGTTACGAGGACCTTTAAACTCAGGGCGTAAACCACACAACGCCTCAATAGGTGCCAACATGTAATCAGTACGCTTCCATTGCCAGGGTCGTGCGACATGTGCGAACCGCCTAGGCTCAGGGCGTGAGTCAATAATTACAGAGTCTAAATATCCTTTTATACTGCGTGCTGATGCTAACTCCGCAATAGTGTAAGCTTGTTTTAACTTCTCCTCTAATTCTAATCTAGTCATTGCTGCTGACATTGTTTATTCCCAGTGAGTTTATATAATATCAATTGGTTTTACATTATCACATTTTGAGGGAGAAAGCTATGCTTAAGCGTGGGATGTGTTTTAGGATTCATGTGTTGTTCACAGACAAGACAGAATATATCTGTGATTGGCAATTGAACCTTGGTAAGATGTACAAGTTTATTGGTGCGATGATGAAGTTCAGAGGTGATGTTGAATATTGGACTATTGAACGCAACGATGGTACATTTGTTGCAACCAAGGATAATCCTGTCCAGCTAGAAACCTACTGTGGTAGCATGTTCCAACTAATGGGATTTGTAAAAGATCTAGAAGACTAGTGCAATTTGTATATAAGAGATTTACCTGCCTGACGCTCGCGCTCTGGCAGTAAATCTCTCTATATGCGATTATAGTCTGTGCTTGTTTTATGTGTCAAGTTAATTAACAAAAAAACTCAACTACTAATCTTTTCTTAATTAGTAATTGAGTCTTAGTTCACGCAAATGCGTTTCCCTTAACTAAGGGAGTTCCTTAGTCCAACTTGCAGGCCTTACGCATCTCCCAATCGTATTGCAAATTCTGTAGGTGGGTTACAATAGGCTTACCTGTGACCTTGTCGTATTTATCCAACCCTGGGATTGAGTAGCTTTCTTCATTGATATAATCAGACTCAATGTAGTAGTAAGGGTTCTCATTGGTGCATAATTTCTTTGAATAGTTATCAGTGCACTCGTTAGCCTCCTCAATAGATATTGTGCTCTCATGGGGCAACCTAGGGGCTATCTTGTTGCCAGTGGTCAGGTGACCACTAGCAAGCAAGGCAGGTATAATCTCATCATTCCGCACAAATTGAATACTCATGACACAACCTCTTTCTTTTTAGTGACCCAAAGTTTATTCCAAAGTTTTTCCATAGCCTTATCATACGCTAGGTCAATCCTAGTCCTAGCGTCATGATATTTTAACCAAGCCTTATCCCTAGCTAGCTCCCTGTTGAACGCCAAGTCCTCAGTAGCTTTTTGATATTCTTCCTGTGTCATTACATATCCTCCCCTGTTTGGTTTCTAATGAAAGCGTCTACCTTGTGTTCTAGAAGTCTCAGGTCGTGAAGCATGTCGTTACATTCCCTTATTTCTTCGTGTAACGCACACTTCTGTGCTATAGAGTAAGGCTTATCTAAACCATTCTTAAAGCGTCTTTTGTTATCCTCAGTTACTATTAGCTTAGTTGTAATAGCACTTCTGATTGCGTTAATATCTCTCATGTTGAATTCTAAAGTTACAGTTGTCATGTTACATATCCTCCCCTGTTTGGTTTCTAACTGCTGCATCAATCTTGTTTTCTAAAACTCTAAGTTCGCTTAAAGCAATATTAATCTGTCTTAAGTCTTCACGAACCATCGCACACTCTTCACCCTTTGGCAAAAGTGACGCAGCTATAAAATTCTTATAGCCTCGTTTTTTGTCTTCATTAGCTATCAACTTAACTGTGATAGCGTTTCTAATGTTGTTGATTTCGATCATGTTCAATTCTAAGTTAACTGTTGTCATCTCTTCACTCCCTCAAGTGTTTCAGGTTGACACTGCGTCAGCCTTGTACGGTTATCTTACTCCACATTTATCTATCGGCAAGGTTAGCAGAAAAAATAAATAAAAAAAACACCCAGGGTTTAATCTAGGTGTTTTGTTGTCGTCTTCGCAAACAAGATCCAACGAGCCAACACTAGTTATTCGTACCAACCTGGGAATTATTGCAATAAATCTGGATGATTTGGAAAGTTTCCATCATTCAGGGATTCAGGTTGCACATTCAGCTGGTCCATTGGGATACTGATACCCCACATGCCTGCCTGTTGTATTAGCTCTTGGTCTGATAGCGTCTGATATGTGACAGTAGATTCAGACTTCTTAGGTGCCTCAAGTCCTAATATCTTAATCTGTCTGTCCATGATAGATAACACAGACTGAAGTGATTCTCTGTTACCAGCTGTTGCCTCCTTATAGTATACCTTTAGTAGCTCATCAAACCTAGCTAGTGTTAGGCTAAGTGCTTTCTCAGCTACAACACTGCCCTCCTTCATTAGACTCTTGAACTCCCTCTCTACATACGAATAGGCAGCCTGCCTTGTCACACCCATAGCACGCCCTATCTCCGCATATGTCATCCCCTGTTTTCGCATCCCTATCGCTTCTAACCTCCTCTCCTTTTTGATTATCTTGTGCTGTGACATTTTGTTCTTCAGGCCGGAATTGTCTTCCCCTGTGTGATCTGATAACATAATCTTCTCCTAGTTCAGCGGGTAAATTGTTTAGTAAAACTTCTTCCTCAGTCCACATTGCTGCCATCACATTCCAGCAACAAGCAGCTAAGTGATCCTCATCACGATAGCCCATTGCGTATTTAATTATGTGGCGTAGAGCACTATTAATGTAGCGTGCAATTGGTTGACCCTTCTCCCAATTGCGTGCACCGTATTTCATAGCACCCAACTCTGTGTGTATGGCAATCCTCTCTAATGCTGAGAAAGGTAGCAAGTCGTACCTGCCCTTAGCAAACTGAGAGTCACGCACAGAACCACTTGGGAATGTCTCACGCTCACCACTGTCTTTTACTTCGTAGTTCATGTCTTACTCCATGTGTCAGATACAACCCACTCAACCTCTGATCTTACAAAACCATTAAGCACTTTGTCCATGCTAGTATTCATTAAAGATTCTATTACTCTACCATGCTTGTCAGGTTCATCAGCAGGTACCTCAACAACAAGCTCATCATGAACAAATGCAACTACCGGGTACAACTGCGATACGGCGTACAATGCAAGCTTCGCACCATCTGAAGCCAAACCCTGGAATTGTGTGTTGCACGACTCTGTGTATTCAGCAGCACCACGCACACGCCCTGTGAGTGTAACCACAGTGTTACCAAATATTCTGCGTCTTAGTGAAGGGCTACCTCGCTGGGATCTTAGTGGCATCTCTAGTGAGCTATCCTTGTTTATCTTAGATAGTGCGTTCCACACATGCCGCCTGAAAGCACCTGTGTAACCTGTGCCCTTCCTATTCCTCATGTTGCCTGACACTACATCTTGTATTGGGCTAAATGCGTACACTCCAGCTGATCTCAGGTTGAACGCATCACACACCTCATCAGCACCACACTGTAGATTGAAACACAATGCACCAAGCACATCCTGAAACAAATACCTAGACAACTCTGGGTACACCTCTGTCACTAGTTTGTTCTTCCACTCCTTAGCCTCATCCAGGGTCATAGTCACACCGTATGACGCTGATGCGTACTCCATTAGAGACTTTGCCCCAAGACCACCGGGCACACCAAAGTTTACTGCCTTAGCTGACTGTCTAAACTTCTTAAACTTTTCAGGATCTGATTTCTTAAGACTCATGAACTCTGCAAAGGGTATATTTGATAGGCTGGACGCTGTGTATGCGTGCGGATCAATACCTTCATAGAATGTTTTTGCTAGCTGTGAAAATCCAAACCTAGTCTTGCATATCGCACCCAAGCACCTAAGCTCTACTGCGTTGTAGTCAGCTATTATAAACTTAGTGCCCTTGCTAGGTACGAATAGCTTCCTGAACCACTGTGCCTTTGGCATCTGTTGCAGGTTAGGTTTGCTACAACTTGTCCTTCCTGTGCGGACAAGTGCTTGGTACCTAGGGTTCACACGGTCTGTCTTTATCTGCTCAACAAAGTTTAGTAGCTTCGCCTTTGTAATCATGTCTTGCCAATTCTGAATGAATGGGTGATTGTACTCTGACCAGTATTCAGCACTGGTTGTTATCTCACCAGACTTATCTGTCTTAGGTATAGACTTATCTTTAAGCTTTAACTCTGTAGCAATGTTCAACAAGTACACACGAAGTGCTTTGCTATCTATCGCTGGAACGCCTGTTGTGTAATTGTACATCAGCTTGCCTGCAAACTTCTTGCGTACATCTCTCTTGAACAACGCTGGATAATTACTATCTAACCAATTAACGATATCGTTTATCTGTAGTTTTATTTCAACACCAATGTTTTGCTGTGCTTCAGTATCAACCTTGATACCAACTCGGCTACAGTCTGTGAGTGCAATTGAACCTTTAACTTGTGTGTGATGTGTCAGTGGTCCGTGCATATCTATCAAACAATTGTTGTGGTTGGATATGTGCACAGCAACTGGGTGAAGTTCGTTGAATAGCTCCCTAGTAACAGCAGAATCCTTAAGAGCATAAGCAAAGTATTCATCCGGTATATTCTCCATAGGCTGTCCTAGAAACTTAGACCACTCAGTCTGTAAAGTTTTGTCCAGCTTAACTGACAAGTAGTGCTCGGACAGGTCACTAAGGCTTTTAGGCCTTAGTGGACCGTCCTCCTCACCATTAGCTAACCTAACTAGAAAGTCTAAAATCATTGTATCCCAAACTTTGTTCTGTTCGACCATTGCCTTCCACATCTGAATTTCTTCAACATACTTCAACGCAGCGAACACAACATGGTAATCAAACGCAACATTGTGAGCAACTATATTGCAACCGCTCAGGTATATCATCTCAACCCAAGCACCAACCATATCTGGTGGCACAATGTAGCTACGCTTGTTGTCACTGAATGTGAGCACGATTAATTCTGGAATCATCCCAGGCTCAATCATTGTAGTCTCTGTGTCGAAACCAAAAGCACCATCACACTTAAGGTGCTCGCCGTTCCACAAATTTGTCTTTAATAGTATTCCCATCTATAAACTCCTCTGTTGCTAATTTCTCTACAATGCAAGCCCACAACCACCAAGGTAGTACGACCAGCGGTTCCTTGTTGTCAGCTTGGATGTGTAGAATATCATTCTTTCCTAGCCAGTCATATAGCTGTTTGAATCCGGTAGATCGACACTTGACCTCCCCGGTCCATTCGTGCACACCTGCCTGAATCTTTAAGTCGCCCTTGTAATTTGCATCAGCACCACTTAGTGGTACTCGATGACAAAACACACCGTGCAACTTCATGTATCGGTGCACAAACTCACGCTCTCTACGCATCCCCTTATCCCTAGAAAATTTCCCGCTCATAGCTCTGATCGTCCTTTCCAATGTAGGCGGGTGTCGTGCCAATTCTCACCTTCTTCAAACTCAAAAGCCCAAGAAGCTTGTGCAGGTGCTAGGTTGTTTTTAACCTGACCTAGAATTTTATCATTGCTGTCTTCGTCCTGAATCATGTACAGACAAACTCTAGCAGCAGCTACAACTGCAATGCTTCCTGTGCCCTTGTACATCTTGTTTACCTGACCCTGTGACTTGTTCAGGTGGCGTATCAGAAGAACACTACACCCTGTGCGTTCTGCCATCTTGCTGATAGGCGTTAGAACCTGCCTAATGTTCTGATCCTTGTAAGAGTCTATGTCAGAGTCTAGGAAGGCTAGGAACGGATCTAGTATTACCAAAACTATTCCCATCTGCTCAATGATGGCCTCCAATTGTGCCAATTTTTCAGGGAATGTTGGGTGGTAATCCCAGAAGAAGACCTTGTCTAGATTCGCGCCCGCAGCACGCATCCTAGGCACTGTAATACGCCCTGGGTCATCCTCAGCCGATAGAAACAACACAGAGCCACACACAGGCTTGTCTATCTCTCCCGGAAACGGCGTGCAGGTTGTAATACGCATTGCAATGTCCGCACACAAGGTGCTCTTGCCTAGGCCGGGGTCACCTTCAAGAACACACAACATGCCCTTAGGTATCCAACCCTTCCACAGCCAATCCACAGCCACCGTCTTATAAGAGCTAGCAGGCCTAACACCTTCGACAATTGTGTTGCCGGGCAAGCTAGCATGTATCGTTATAGCCGATCCAGCAAGAAGGGCATCATCAACGCCCTTCTGTGCTGAATCCCACATTTCTATGAATGTGGTGATCCCTTCAGACTTGCAGGCAAAGAATAGCTCCATCATCTGAGTCTTCACAGCATCATTAGTTTGCCAATCCATGTCAAAGGCGATGTACACTTCCTTGCATTGCCTTGACCTAAGCACAGGTAATGCTGTTGCCCAATTAGATGTTCCAGGCACACCTATAGTAAGTGTCGTTTCATCAACGCAACAAGCTATGTCAGCTTTTAGAACACCTTCTGTGATTCTAACTCTCTCACGGTCTTGTGCACTCCAAGGCACATGGCAGGTAGTCTTGGCTTGTGCGTCACCTGAGAACCAAATGTACTTGGGAGTACCACCTGTGGCTATCTGGAACCCACGGATTCTCATGTGGGTATCTGTCACAGGTAGTAGTATTCCCTTAGTTGCTTTTATTCGTATGGGCTGTTCACCTTTGCGTGTGAACCCTGGAACACTCAACAGGGAGTCTCCATACAATTCAAACAACTTTAATACACTGCGTCTAGTGGCAGGACTTGATAAGGAACGGTACCCGCCTAAAGTAACCCATTCCTTAGTTAGTCCTCTTGCAACGAGCAAGGTACTATCACTAGACGACAGTTCGCACAACTGAATCATTTCCTTATACACTTCGTGCCACAGATCAAGGTCTGGGTCTGTGAATAAGTCTTTCCATTCTAGATTTAGGACATCCAATATAGCTTTTGGCTTACAGCCAGCGTGACAGTGCAAAAGTATCTGACCGTCACGCTCTCTAATACTCAACGATGGTGAAGAGTCGTCATGAGAGGGGCACAACGATTTATATTCACCACCGCTGGTGGTCACTCCCTCAAGAAGGTTTAGTACCTTCTCCAAGGTGTTTGTCGTTCCATTTTCTTTGCTGATTAAAGACATCCTCTATATCCCCCATATCAAGTTGATAACCTGAAATTTTATTGCATTCTCTAGACAAGTGCTCTGCTGTTAAAGACAGTGTGTGGGCAACATCTGCGATTGCTGCCCAGTACGCTGCCGCATTAACTAAAAACAAATCAGATGTTTTATCTATCTGTTTTCCATCTTTAACGAACTGTGCCATTAGCAGGTCAAAAGCATCTAGGCTGTCCACTTGCACCTTCCTTATACGGTTACCCCAGTGGGTGAACGCATACGAAAAGACTCCAAATGCTTCTACTTTGTCTGAACTACTTTTAGCCATGTTCTTTTGTAGAGATCGCCCGTCAGAGCGATCTCCCTCCATATAAGTTAGTAACTTAGAAAGGCGTTTGATATCCACTTTTTCCCCTAGCTACTTTTGCAGTTTGCTTCGTGGGATTGATCGCAGGGCTTTTCTTAGGCGTAGCAACAACCACCGTTTCGTCTGACTCATCTTCCTGAACATCTTTAGATTCCTCCTTAGTTAATTTGTGCTGCTCATCCCTGAACAACTTTGCAAATATAGACATAGTTTCCGCAGCTAGTGGCTTCGCATTATTAGTGGATGGGAACATACCCAACCGTTCTCGTACAACACCATTTTGATCTTCTGCGTGTTTACAAGATATGCGAACCTGAACACCTAACAAACCTGACGACTCTTCGTGCTCCATACCAAGTCCTTTGATATCGTCCTGGGTGTACCCAAGTGAGCGTATGTTTTTAACTGTGTAAGGCAAGGCCTTGTCAGTCAACCACATCAGAATCTTTTTACGCACGCCTTCACAATCTACATTTTGTTTTTCAGCGTCCTTACCATCACGAAGGACAACATTAAACACAACACAAGGTGTACCCTTATCGCCTAGTGCGGTAAGGTCATGCCCTTCAATCTGGGCATTATAATTTCCAACAGGCAACATCTCAGACATAACTACTCTCCCTTATATGAATTTACAAAACTTACCGCACGCTTAAACTCTAACTCACTCATTGCTTCAAACGATTGGATACCCAGGTGTTTGCACAACTTTGAAACTGTGATACCCTGTGTAACACAGCTTGTGAGAAGCTTGTAACGATCTTCCAAAGAAACTTCTGAGGATGGCACAAAAGTTTTCTCCTGTTTCTCGTCCTCAAGTATGTCGTCTTCACTGTGAGCACCTCCTAACTCTTCATGAGTGTAGTACGGGAATGCTGTGAGGTCAGGGCAGTAAACCCTACCACCAGCAGTGATACACCGTGCAAACAACATACTCTTTGGGAACTTAGTCCACACTTCCTTTGTGGTCAACCCTGCTTTCTTGGCATCATCCCAAGTAAACTGGTGATTACCTACTACTTCCTTGTCTTCAAGAAAGTCAACTGAGCACTCGGTAGGTGTCAGGACTTTTACCCGGTAGTTATACCGTGGTCTAGATTTTTTAATAAGTGCTGCAATGAAGTTTGCAGAAAATGTTGGCGTACCCTGAATTAGTTGTATAGCTTTCAATGATGCTGCCGCTCCTAATCCTAGTTCCCTACCAACTTGTATTCGCACCATCGCAGATGCAGCGTCTTTAACATCTTTGTAGATACCGGACTTAACCGCAGCTACAGCAAACCGTTCCATATCAGACACATTCGCAAATGTATCATTAGCCACAATATTACTCATCAAAAGGACTCCCTGGAGAAGTGGGTGGATCACCCGCAGAAATATATTCACAACTTGAGTAGTGCACGAACACCACCTGCATTTGGCCTGACACAGTAGAATCTGTTTGAGTCACTGTCAGAGGGCCATCTAATTTTACTAAGTATCCCATCGCAGTACTATCGCCGTGGTAGTACGGAATCAAAGGTGAGCAAATCTGTCCATGCAAAACATTGTCAGGGTGCTCTCCACTCATCCCCCAAACATGCACCTGTGAGTACAACGGATAGAACTCACAGGAAGACAAAGTATCAGCCATTCTATTCCCCTTTCCCAGGTATAGTGTTTACCACCTTAGCAACCTTCTGCCAGAGTGATTCAGGACTCGTATCAACAAAAAACGCCTTAGCTACCTTATCCCAACCTGCATTAATTCTTACACACTCTGAATCTGATGGCTCGTATTCAGGACTGTCGTCATGAAAGTTAGCTCTCTCAGGTATAGTCTCTTTAATCTTCGACATCTTATTCTCCCATTAGGCTGTAGTGGTCGTCATCGTAACTTTGCATCCGTAAATCGTTCTCTTCGGTAGGATCATCGTAGTCAGGTTTAGACCTAGACTCCGCCTCCAGTGCGTCTTCCGCACTGTCGTCCTCAGACTGTTGGTAATCCCTAGGGTCGTCACCGTGATCGTGCTGATCAAGGTCGTAATCATTGTGGTCAGGACTAGACATTAGCGTTCTCCTCTTCTTCAATTTTAGCAATCAACTCAACAATCTTGCGATTGCATTCTTGGTCACACCATTCCAACGATAGAACGGTTTCCTCAAACCAATTAGCCATTAGAGGTGGGTACAATGTGTAGTCTTGTACCATTTTGCAATCATAGGTTTTGATCTCAATCTTGAAATCAACTTGCAGGTTGGAGCTAGTCTTTGTCGAAATGATTTTAAAATGACTAGCCTTGGCAAGGCCTAAGATCACAGAGTAGAATCTATCCCATTCGGTTGAATCGTAACGAGTCTTCTTGTCGAAGTCGTCCATAGCTTTTACAACATAATCAGAAACAAAGTACTTTACTGCCATGACTAATCTCCCTCAAAGATTTAGTGTTCCGTGTGTCGCTCTGTGCTTCACATAAACTTAATCTACAATCTAAAAAGCAGACTGCAACCCCAGTTGCCAACATTTTGTCAAAGTATTTTTACTGTTGTTGTAAGTACTTAGCAGACATGCCTTTAAATTGAAAAGTATTTTTTAATATAGCTATAGCTAAGTATAAGTTAGTATTTCTCTTCAGAGAAATACTAACTATAGCTAGTTATATATATAGGTATAAAAGCAATTACCGTGCCAATGGTAATTCTGTCAGAAAAGTGTATGCGTTTTTCTGACAAACTCCGCATAGCAAACGCCTATTTTTATAGGGTTTAGCCTATGATCACGAAATCTTTTTCGTGATCATAAATCTAAACGCATTGTGGTGCCATTGACATAGAAGCCAAAACCTGCGTAGTACTTTTCCAGGGTGGGTGAGCAATCTAAAATAATTTTAAAACATCCTTTTGTGTGGCAGTAATTTATTGCGTGCCTCATTAGCATCTTGCCGATACCTTTTGAACGCCAAGCCTCAGCTACAATAAAATCATCTATGAATGCGTAAGGTAGTCTGTAGATCATCTTATCTACTAATTGGACTGTAATACTCCCTAATGGTTTTCCGCAATCACTAAGGTACAAAAAAGTAGGACAGGAGCCAGCAAAGCTCCTGTCCAAATAACACCTTTTCATCTCTTCTATAGTCGTGAAAACAGGTGCAAATTCATTGAGTAATTCAACATAGTGGTGGTCTAAATCATGTAGGTCGAGCCTTCTGATGTTCGAGTTGTGTGACAAATGATAGCTCCTTTAGAAAGAGTTCTTTGATATAACCTTCGTTCGGACGCATCTCTACCAAGGCTAGCCTTTCATGTAATTTAAACTTATCCGCATCTGAATAGGATACATAGTGTGCTACCTTCGCACCTGTCACCCCTAGCTGATGTTGCACCTGGGGGTAATAGTATTTTGGTATCCATCCTCTCAGTGCCTCTGAATGTGCCCTGTCGTTGGGGCATTTAATCTCTACAATCAATCGACCATCCTTGGTGATACCATCTAGGCTAGCCATGAACCACGGAAACTTTTCGTGTTCAACACAGGCTGGCTCAACTTTTAATCCTGTTAAGTCTTCGTACATCTCACGCACAATAGGCTCTAGGCGCTTGCCTCTAGCCATTCGCTCGTTCTCGTACTGCTCAGGTATAGTTCCTATTTTTTTACCCATTAGTTCGTCTGGCTTGCACCAAGGGTTAGAACCCATTAGCACAGCAGCATCAGAACCACCTACCCCGCCCTGTCGCCATCTCAACCACTCTGAACCGCTCTGATCTAGAGTCACATACTTGCAGTTCAACATTCTTATTATCCTCGTTGTGATGAAGCGGTAACTCCAGCTCTGCACGAATTTGCATTACCCGAATCTTTTCAGGTGAGCCGGGTGGATATACCGTAGGCAGGTACGGGTCTATTGTACCATCCCAGTCATACACACGACTAGACTGCATTAGTAAAATACCAAGATCCATCGTTTCTTCTAGACATTTTAACCTTGTTTTCTGGGGGTGGAATTAAAGAGTGTATATGTTCTGCAATAGCCTTAGCCACAGTAGGTCTTGTGCGCGATCTGTCTGTTGCCCTCTGTGCGGATGGTGGCTCCTTTGGATACACCTTACCACCCTTACCACGCATTTGGTTATCCCAAAGGCCGTTAGCAGGTTTAGGCATAACCTGGGTTGGCTTCATGGGTGGCACATTGCGTGTGTGGAACCTAGTGTGCTTAGACTCAGTCGCACCGTGTTGGTACGGCTGGATTCCAAAGGTAGACTTCTCACCAATTATCCTTGTTGCGTGTCCGTGCATAACAGGGTTTTCTAACATCACCCTATCGGCGTGCGGTGTGTTCAACATGCGTTTGAAGTCTTCCGCATCTCTCTGCATGTCTTGCATTCTAGTTGGGTACGCTAGCGTGCCATCAGCTTTTTTTTGTGTTAGCCTGCTCACTGAACTGTTAGCCATGTTCGTGCAGGTTGGGTGGCCCAGAAGCATATCCCAATGGTGACTACCGTCAAGTAGATCCCAATAGTTGCCTTGGTAATGGTTTGTCTGGTCAACCTCGTTAGGTTTAAAATCCGCAGTGGTGACATGGTGCCCCAGGGCACGCAAGTGCCCTGCAACACCATTGCTACATTCACCAGCTATAAGTACCCTTCCCATTAGGCTACATTCTTCAGTGCACTGCGTAAGCCGTAAGCAGCTAATGCAGCTAAGAACGATTGTCCAGCCTGTTCAAAGTGCCCTTCTGAGAGTTGGAATAGAGCTAATCCCAACAATCCAGCACATGCGATATATGTTTTAAATCCAGCCATGTTTAGACTCCTTTAAGTTTTTTGAGTTCTTCTTCAACATCAATAACTTTAGCCTCTTTAGCTTTCTGCGCTAGAAGCTTTTTAACACCATCTATAATTGGGTGGTCTTTAGGGCGACAAGTCTCCCTGGCAATCCAACCACCTGCAAAACCTGCAATAGCAAACGCAATAGATATAATACTCATTCGTCACTCCTCCTAAAAAAGAATACAGCCAAGACTAGTGTAACAACGATAACAAATACCAACAGAGATCCTTGTAGGGTACCTCTGAGATCTGGATCACCCCCCTTCCGGTAGCTAGAATCTACCTTCCTTAGTGCTGTTGCCAAACCTACCGCTCCATCCGTGTAGTCGTTCTGCCTGTGCACTACTGTGCCGTCTGGAGATTGCACATAAATTGCAATATCACCATTGACTTCGTAGCCAATATTACTAACAGCCCAATGATCTTTAGGGTAGTCTTGAACTACTGTGATAAACCTAAAGTCTAAAAGTGCAGGGTCGTTCTGCAAGTCGTCACGCACTTTCTTTCTAATAGCCTCGGAACCAATTACGGTGACTCTGATAAAATCACTATCGTCAGGTATTCCCTGAGTTCCCATAAGAAGAAGTGCACTCTCCTTAGTGATACTCCTACCGTTGTGGTAGTAGCTCTCAGGCCTACCCTTCATCTCAGATAAGTCAATACCGTAATTAGCTATCTTTTTAATAGGAAATAGCTCCAAATACGAATTTGGCACTGGCGTAGGTAGTTCGGATTCTTTAAAATCCCCACTAGCGTCTAAGCTTAGGTAGACTCGTTCAGGCACCTTATAAACACCTACTTGCACAGAGTTGCTATAAAGTGCCACCTGACGAGGATCGTCAGTAGGCACCCAATCCCAACCTGAAATCATAAACACAGCAAATAATAAACTCATAGCATCTCCTATCGTGGTACTGGTGGTGGTGGTGGTGCGAGCCAAACAAAAGCCCAACCGTTAGAATCATTAGTCCATCTACTTTTAAACTCCTCAGGTGTCATCCAGATTAGCTCGCCTGCTGTGCCGTTATTATCCCATATTGCTGCCCACTTCTCGTCTAAATGAGCCAAACATACCATGTGGGCAATTGTGCCAGAATATCGCACTTTATCGCGCCCTGAATAGGTCACAGCTGGAAACCTACCTGTCTTGAGTGCAAGCTTAAGCAAGTCTAATTCTTTCCCTTCATATTGCACATATTCAGGCGTGTTGATTTTCTGTACCTGAGAGTACTCTTTTAGTTGTTTGTCTACCTTGGAAGGGTACCCACCACCTGGCTTATTGGCACACCAATTGCGTAGGCCACGAACCTGCTCTAAGTTCTGCCACCTACCAGCCATCTCAATAGAAGACATAACGCACATACCTGCACCGTCCACATGAGATCCAATGTTGCTAATGTGCTGGCTCAGTGGGTAATCAATCTGTAGTGGTGTTGATCCGTCAGGAGCAATCGAACTACCTAGTGTTATAGACTCAACTGAGCCTTCTAGGTCTTTGCCCCAAGGTCTTTTAGGCTTAGGCTCGTCTGGTTTAATTGGTATTGGTGTTGGTGGTGCAATCTTTGGCCTAAGGAGTGGCATTGGGTCAAACTTCAGGTTCCCAAAGTACACCTCATTAGCTGTTATAAGGCCTACAGCTATAATTAACATGCCGATTACCTTATTCATGATGCTCTCCTGTTAGTGAGAAGGAACAACACAAAAAACGCAATTCCGCCCATTGTAACTCCGTCCTTAAATCCCCACCAGTATATTCTATCAATAGTCCACTTTAAGGGTAGTAAAATATCCTCTAAAAGTTCAATTGGGGGTAGATCCTGAGGTGTCATGTTCGCTCCATTTCCCTAGCGGGCACTTTTCAGTTATCCAGCTAGCTTTGATTTTTAAGAAACATCCACAAACTCCGCATTTATCAAACTTTTTAAATTCGCAGGTATTGCAAATAGTTAGCCTGTCCGCTTGCACTTCCAATGGCACTCGAGTGCAACCTGAAAAGCTCCATTTAGCTACAGAAGAGATTAGAGAGCTAGCTTGTTCCAACATAGGTGGAACTTGTATTGGCTCGTCATTATCCCAAGCAGCCCTTACCCTTGTGTTGTGGTGGTAATGCCAACAAAGTTGGCACTGTGTGTTATCCCAAGTGCTATTAGGAATTACATTATTACATGTGCAAGGTCTTGGCATTAGCTACACGCTCCTACTGTAACTGTGGGGGCTGTTCCAGCACCACCATAAGCAACAGACCACAGACCAGTTAAAGAAGCTGTAACTGTTGCTCCTGATTCCGCACTATAGAAATCTGAATAACCTTCAGAAATTGTGTACCTCGATTGCATATTGTTGTAGCCGATTTGGATTGTACCCCCAACTTTTTCCCAATATCCAGAACTAAAATACATATTGGTTGGAGAAGATCCAGACTTATAACTGTAGGTTCCATTTACCGCTGCATTATCTGCACCAGCTACGCAGTAAGGATCAACCAAAGTAACTACACATTGTCCCTCTGTAATTGTTGGAACGGTTCCGGTGCCATTTCCGCCGTATGAATTTTGCCATCCTGTTAATGGAAGACTTCCATAGTCACCCCCAGTGTAATATCCTTCACCATTTGAAGTATAAAAAAACCAAGTTCCATCACCATTATAATTTATTGTTGTACCAGAGCTTCCTACTTTTACATATTGATCGCCCGAAACATAATTATAAGTTCCGTTATACGCATCATTACCAGCACCCGAAACACAGTAAGTGCCAGTTGGTGTAGGAGTGGCATAAGTAAACAATGTGTTAGCTGCATTAGTACCACCTGAAGTTGTAACTAACACACTTGCAGTTCCAGCAGTTTTAGCAGGTGTAGTTGCAGTGATACTCGTAGAACTTACCACAGTAACATTGGTGGCAGCAGTGCCACCTATTGTTACTGCACTAGCTCCGGTTAAATTAGTACCTGTTATAGTAACGCTAGTTCCACCCGCAGTAGAACCACTAGTAGGTGAAATACTAGTCACAGTTGGACTAGGTGTTGGTGTTGGAGTAGGTGTTGGTGTAGGTGTTACACAATACCTGTGCCATGCGTAGCTGTTCCAATACCATGCACGACCTGCAAAGCTGTAGATGTCGTTGGTTGCGTGTGTCGTTGGGAAAAAGAATGGGCCGTTGTTTGTGTTTGCAGGTGCTAAACATGGGCTAAGTGTTGATGTTGGAGTTGGACTAGGTGTGGGTGTAGGAGTTGGTGTAGGTGTTGGGGTTGGTGTTGGTGTTGGGGTTGGTGTTGGGGTTGGTGTTGGTGTTGGTGTAGAGCTATACACTGCACCCCAAGTAATTGTAGTTTCAAACTCTCCATTAATAGGGTGTGAGTCGTAGTATGTCTGAGTAGTGTTTGGGGTTATCAAACGATCCCCAAAAAGGAACCCATATCCTCCAGGAGCACCTTGAGTCCAAGCATTATGCATTACACTATATTGATCCCCTTCGTTTTTCATTACGACAACAGTTGGGTATGTGGTTGAGTTATAACCTAACTCCGAATATGCCAAAGTAACTGGGGAGCCGTATGAACTAGAAGAATTGTAAAATGCATCTACACTTCTGGTTACATTAAGTTGCGGGTTGCCCCACGGTCTTATTGTAACCGTAGCACTAATAGGCACGCATAGTGGAGATGGTTGGGTATAGGTGAATAAGAAGTTGTAAAGTGCACTAGTGCCATTTGGTGTGGTAACTACCATAGCTTTAGCACCAACAGTTCCAGCAGGTGTAGTTGCCGTAATGGTGGTTGAGTTAACCACGGTAACATTGGTTGCAGGATTGCCACCGATGGTGACAGCAGTTGCACCAGTAAAGTTAGTACCCGTGATGGTTATGCTGGTGCCACCTGCGATATTACCGCTATTCGGTGTAACATAACCTACACCGGGTGGTGGGGGTGGACACACCCCTTCTATCAATCCAAATTCTGCAAGTGGTGGTATGTTGTTGTTGTAAGGTGCGTTAGAAGTTTGGATTAAGCAACTAGAAGTAGCGTTGCTTGTCCGCATCCATTGATAGTTATTAAGCCCTGTTGCACCATATCCAATTATTTGTCTAAAAGGGTCGTTGACATTATTTACATTGGTAGTCCAGTAACCATTAGGGTAGTTTGTGCACCCTGCCTGACCAATATTTACAGTTGTAAATGTATATGTAGTATTGCCATCTTTACAGTAGGCTGTGCTAAAATTTAAAGAAGTTGCAGTCACTTGTGCACTGCCACTTACATAGTTAGTTCGAGTGGTGGTAATGGTAGCAGTGGAAGAAGTATTAACTGCTACTCCGGTTACTGTTACCAAACCAGTGTTGGATATCGATACGGTGCCACTAGCGGTGGCGGTTCCACCATAGGTGAAGGCTCCGTTGTAGTTACTTATCTGCACGGTAAATCCTGCACCGTTTCGAGATACACTTCCAAAAGTTGGTGTGTTTGCTGAATTGTTTACCACGATTAAACCGTAATAGGTTGATCCATCCACCCCATATCCGGTTAGGTTTGGGGTTCGGAGTAACCTTGCACCAGATGCCACTTGCCAAAAGGGATTTGTTCCTACTGTAGCAGGTGCATTTCCTAAGAATCTAACTGCGTTTAATAAATTACAATTCCCAAACGAGTATGGTCCAAGATTTGTTAAGCTAGCTGGCATTGTAATGGTAGTCAAAGCAGTACAGTCAGTAAAGCCCCATTGTGCAATTGAACTTACACTATTACCAAGGGTTACGCTAGTTAATGCATGATTAGTTGAGAATGCACTTACCCCAATTGTAGTAACTCCGTTGCCAATTGTTACGCTAGTTAATGAATAACAATATGCAAATGCTTCCATCCCAATACTAGTGACGCTATTGGGAATGGTAACGCTAATCAAACTGCTGCAACTCCGAAACGCATTAGGGCCAATTGTTGTAAGTGATTCAGGAAAATCAGTAATATCGTAAAAATCTGAATTAATGCGTCTTAAACTTGAACAAGATGAAAATGCATTATTTCCTATAACGGAAACAGTACCGGGTATAGTTATACTGACAAGGTTGGATCTGCCGTAAAAAGCATCTTCACCTATTTCTTGTACCATAAGACCGCCAAGGGTACTTGGAATATCTAGCTCGGTTGCGCCTGTATCATTCCAGCCAGTTATAATACAGCCGCCATTATTATTCGCTGTCCAATGAAAATTTCCTGTTATTGGCATAATAAATATCCTTAATTATTAAACTGCACCCAAGCTGTCTGGTAGTATGTGTACTGAACCGCATCCGTAGTGTTTACCCACCTGTCGCCTTGTTGTGGTGAAGTTGGTGCTGTTGCACCTGAAGTGAATTTAGTAGAAGCTGTAGTTTGTACTGTGTTATCTGGGAATATTAAGCTTCCGTTTGTAGCAAATGTCCAATAATTTTCGGTTGTCTGACCTTCAATAAAATTGGTAGTAACATGTGCAGCAGCATCATCTACCCAGAAACTATTAGAACCTTTGCAACTTAATAAACTTGCGTAACCATCTGGCTCACACCCTGACCTGACAATACTACTACTACTACCACCGCTAACAATTAGAACAGGGGTGCCTGTTTCGTCAGCAACCCACAATTGACGATCTGGAATATTAATTGCTATCTCAAAAGGTACAATATCCCCAACTATAGGCGGATCTCCAGCGACTATGCTCCGTCTAGGTTTAATTATGTTTGTTGGTATAAGGTTTATAGTAATTACAGCAGAAGTCATTCCCGGTGAAGAGAATGTCACTACTACCTGCGAACCACCTGAAAAGGTCAACTGTGTGAATATTACAAAGCCTGCTACACCGCTCTGTAGTGTGGTTGTTCCTGACATTGTCGCACCTTGTGCACTCGCAACAATGCTAATTCCACTTAACGGTATGTCGTTGTCATCCACATCTTTAAATTGCACCTTGACAGGTATCTGCATCACCCTACCGAGTGTGGTTGTGGTAGGAACCGGAGTTGATGTTATTACTAGTTTAGATGCGTTGGATATTTGGAATGTGTTCGATGTCACTACATTTAGATTGGTGGTTATAAACGACAAAGACGCAGAAGATATATCTAGTGCCGTGTTTGTGCTGTCTGGAACAATCCCAACATTGGTGAATGTTGCAACACCATCTACAAAAGTCTTTGTAAGTGTTCCTGAGAGGTTATAACCTGTGTTACCGGGTCCTTCCGCAATTAACACCGATCCCACAAACGCAGTATCTATCGTAAAATCATTAGTTGCTGTGTCTAGGTCACCAACATGTATTACGGGCTGAGTGCTGAGGGTTGCGTTGTACCGTGCACCTTGTGGGTGTGTAATTATCTTTAGTGTTTTAATAATTGCCATTAGTAGGAACCTCCATCAATTTCTAAACTAGCTATTGCGCCACTTCCAGAAGCGCCCGGTTGCCACCTGTTATTAAGAGTGTTCCAAATAAGTGCTTGACCGTCTGAAGCACCATTACGCCCTATTAAGAGTTCCAAGGTATTCATATTGTACTCCAGTGGGTAAACTGGTGTCAACACTTCTAAGTTGTCCTGTGGTCGCCATTCTAGTGCGGTTGCATCCCAACCTAAAACTTGCCTGTCTTGTGCACCAGCCTGTGCTATCCTTAATACACTTCCTGAAGGTGTGTACGACAGTGGTAGTACGGGGTTTAATGTTAGAGAACCACCAGAACCACCAGAGCCACCTGTGTAATCTTCTATGTTCTGAAAGGTGCCGCCATCACTCCACCAGCTACCGTTTGGTGCAATTTCACCATCGTAAATGTACCCTGCAAGATTGCTTGATGTGGCTGGACCAAAGCCCACCTTCACATGAATAGTTTTTCCGCTAGCGTTATAAACACAAATTTGTTTAATCACTGTCGCTATCGGGGGTGCTGATGTAGGTAGCTTGTATATTGATGTGTTAGCAGTACCTGCAATAACCTTCTGAGTTAGTGTTTCTGTAATTCCCCAAGTTGTCTGGCCTGTTATACCGTGCGACATGGTGACATGCACCTTGTCCGAACTGTTTAGAGTCTGTGTGCCTGTTGGTGCTGTTACTATGGATATTTCATCCATATTTTGATTGTCTAAAACTATTACAGATGGGTAGCTAAGTAGAAACGCCTCCGAGAATCTCCACACCTTCTCTGATGGTATTGCAATGTCTATTAAACAGGTATCAGTGTAGTTATCGGGGTGGTCTTTCTGACCAGCCCCTTCACCAGCTAATAATGTAAGATCTAAATAGGTGCGAATTCTAATGCTGTAAACTTGTGCGTCTATTGCATTGTTATAAAGATAAATTTCTCGTACTACACGAACTCCCTCAGGTACAGTGTCTATAAGTGTGTTGACATTGTTCTGCTGCGGGTGGCTATAGAAAACACGCTCGTAGTTCTCCTCACCACCAGGACCTGGATACAAGTTAGAGTCCTTTACAAATTCCATCAAATGGGTGGTAGCCGTGACATTGCAGGCAACACCCTGAGATTTAACATACAGCCTAGACTTGTTACTTATTATTAGTGTTTTCATATTCCAAAAAAGCTCCTTCTTTGAGAGGCGTTGTTAGATATAGGCCTGAGGCTTAGTTGGTTGCTACTGTTCAAATAAAACACACCTAGTGCCCCTAGATCAAGTGATAAATGAGGGTGTGTGGATGTTCCAATGTTCTTCAAAGCTAAACCCGTTCCTGAGGTAGTTTTTATGGCTAATGTCGGGTCTTGTGGTGTTCCTGTGTTGAACAAACCACCGTCTATGTCCGATAGGGCTGGGTTAGGGGTTGTGCCCGCTGGACCTTGTGCACCTGTGCTACCTGTTGGGCCTGTTGGACCGCGCAGGTTTCTAGGTGTTCCCCAAGGATCTGTTGCACTTGATGTCTTTGGACCAAACAAATAAGTACCAATATACTCGCCTATGGTGGTATTAAGTTCTGTAATGTGGAAGTCGCCTATATCACCTAGTGTTGCACTAGGGTCAGGCGGTATAGATGCGTTAGACGATACTGTTGCACTGTGAATTACTTGCCCGCCTTGGAGTCCGGGTACCCCTTGTAAACCTTGATTTCCTTGAACCCCTTGTGGTCCGTCACTGCCTTTTAATTCAATGTAGCTAGATGTAGGCCAAGCACCTGCTGCTTTAGGCCCGTACCACCGTATGGTTGTCACACCGTTGACTATTAGGAAGTCACCGTTGTTACCAATGTAGTTGTAGTTGGTGTACGGCGGCATGGTGGACGGATCGCCAGAGTGGTCTACTTTTCGGATAAGGTTTTGTGTTGAATTGCCTTGTGCACCCGTCATTCCTGTTGGACCTTGCACTCCCTGCACGCCTTGAATTCCAGCGGGTCCAGTAAGACCAGTAGGCCCAACTAAACTCACAGGTTCTTGAATAGATGTCCACTTGTTGTTTAGACATCCTGAACACTTAGGTCCGTATAGATAATGCCCTGTGGTGTCTATGTAGAAGTCACCGGATCTTCCTAAACCTTGCTCTGGTACACCGTCACCCCAAAGTATTGTAGGCCTTGAGTGGTCGTATGGTGTATCCGCAACCCATGCAACACCATCGTACATGAGCACATTCCCAGACTGTGCATCAACACCGAATGAAAGAACCTTATCTGTTGAATTCCAAAACAGTGGTGTATTTGCTGTGATGTCAGCAGCAGGTAAGTCTTTAATTTCCCAACCTAATGTAGTAGCATTCCACAAAATTGCTTGATCTTCTTTTGAACCATCGCCTATCTTTATTGTAGATGTTGCAGAATCCCAATTTAAAGGCAGAACCGCATTAATGGAGCTTACTGTTGTTGAATTTACCCAATTAGTTCCGTCAAAGGATAGAACATCCCCTGTTTCAATTGTTGTGATTACAACATCAGATAAGGACTCTAATGTTATCTCACCGTTCACCCACTCCGTGCCTGAGTATTTTAAAACTTCCCCAGAAACTGCATTGCTAATGGTCACATCTGCTAAACCGTCTAGAAGCTCGTTAGGTGCTTCACCACTCCACGACTTATTTACGCTGTTCCAAGTTAGTACATCACCTGTGGTTGTTCCGTCAGCTAGAGAGACTGTAAGTGTGGTTGACTCGTTAGGAAAAACACCTGTGGTTTCTGATGTCATAGTAATAGGAAGTGTGCCTACAATGTTTGCTGTCTCGCCTTGCTCACCCTTAGCTACTAGAAGATCCCAGTTAAATGTTGTGTTAGGTGTGATGTTTAAAGTATCATCAACCTCGCAGATATACAGAGATCCCAAGTAAGATACCACAGCACCTTTAGAGTAGTTTACCGTAGAATCCCACTCGTAGTTCCACTCCATGCCTGGGGTGCCGTCAGCACCCGCAGGTCCAGCTATACCATTTTGACCGTCATTACCATCAGCCCCTATTAGAGACACACCAGATCCCCAATCTGTGCCCGATTTTGGCCCAAATAGTATTGGTGCACCTGTTCCAGCCATCTGCATATAAAAGTCGCCATCTGACCCTGTTTCAGAGGCTGGTGCACCTGCCCCAGAGTATATTGATTTAGCTGCTACGCTGGTACCTGCTACCCACGCCGTACCGTCATATTTTAGAACATTACCTGTTGCTGCATTTGGCACATTAAAGCTAAGAGTTGTAGTAGGTTCATCCCACACAATTGGCGATGTTGCATAAATGGTAGCCGTGCCTGTTGTGCTGGTTCCCTTTGATGCTACAAGCTCCCAATCTGATGCGTTTGTAGGCACATTAGTTGTAGATTTTATAGACACATAACTAGAACCTGAGTGCTGTACCACCGAGTGAATAGGGTAAGTGGTGCCTGATGTCCATGTTCCCTTCCATTCTAAACCCGCACTACCTGCATCCCCTTTTGCACCTTGTGCACCCGCAGAACCCGCTGGGCCTAGAAGTGATACACCTGCACCCCAACCTTGTGAAGTGGTAAAACCACCGTACAACCTACCTGCGACTAGATCTATGTAGAAATCCCCCTCCCTACGCTCTGATGGGCTAGGGAACATGCTAGTTGGAACTTCATTACCGTAGAAAATTTTAGAACCTGCGGGTCCATCAGCACCAGCTACACCCTGAATTCCCTGTGCCCCTTGTGCTCCGGTTTCCCCTTTAAGATCTATTGCACCACCCCAACTGACAACACCGCTTGTAGTGACCCTGGGGCCGTATAATAAGCGAGTTGTCGTATTAAGGAAGTAATCACCGTCTATTGCAGTAGTTGTTGAAATTGGGCCTGTTGTGCCTGACAGAAAGGTAGCCCCACGGACTCCCTGAATACCTTGAATTCCTTGTGCCCCTATTGAGCCTATTGCGCCAGTTGCACCCGCTGGGCCTGTCGGACCAGAGGCTAAAACTCTAGTCCACTCACCTACACCACCTGCATATTTCCAAATGTACAGAAAGCTATCGGATGTGTCATACCAGAACGATTTTGCCGTAGTAGGGTTAGCTGGTGCAGGCGGAACCTCATCTTGAATTATATAAGTAGCAGATCCTCCTAGTGAGGATATATTAATACCGCCTAGCGTAAAACCATCACCTACAAAAAGCTCTTTTGTGTCGTTTGCAAACGCTGGCTCACCTGTCAGGAAAGATTGTGTCTGAATTGCTGACTTAGGCCCGTTCTTAAATTGAATTAGCATATTAAGCCTCTTTAATTATTACTTTTGTGGTTGTTCCTACGCAAGAAAAAGGAGTCAGAATACCTGCTGCAAATTCTAATTTAAAAGGTGTGCAAATACATGTAGTTCCTGAAGTTAATTGCACTGGTGTTTTAGATACATTAACTATATCTTTAATAGTTAAATTAAATCCGCTGTTACCCACTAATGTTAATTTAGCCTGCACTATATCTTTTAAAAGACCGAATTGATCATTTATACCAGCCCAACCCCCATCAAAAACAGACTGTTGCAAAGGTATTACGGTACTGTTTAACCATTTACACGACTCTGGTGCATTTTCAAATGACATTATAAGGCTTGCAGGTATTGTGCAATTACCACCACCGCACTGAAAGGTAGACTCTTCCGCATCTGCTACGCACACGGAGGTGTTCGGTACTAATCCGTTACTTGTGCTAGGTATGTTTACCGGAATGCTAGTAAACATACCTAAAGTAAATATACCGCCAACCTCGTCTAGTTTCTGATCGCACGCAACAGCCCTTGGTGCAGGGTACGGTTGAGAATCTACGCACCGCATGTTCATATACCAATTTTGATTCTGTAATAACTGTGCGTCATTATCGTACTCATTAACTCTCTCAATTATAACAGTAGCGTATGAAGGAGTTTTTGCAGTTTTTGCAAATGTGAGCCTTCCCCAACATTGTGCACAACCTTGGCAAGTAAATGACTTTCCACCGTTAATTTGGCGTGATGTCACCTTGCTACCGTTCCAATACACACTGACCATAGCCTGTGTTTGGAAGTGGTAGTCAAGTGCAACATTACCTACGGAAGAACCCAAACAGAATTTAACTACATAAGGCGGCTTGTGGTAATTTGTATATAACAAAGGATCTGCACCAACAGGAAGTGTGGAGTTTTTTACCTGCACAGGGCTGTAAGGCAAGAACATGCTAGAATTACCGAAACCGTAGAGTTGAGTAGTGACGCTACCAGCCTGCATACCCTTGCATTGACCACATGGGTAGGTGTCAGCGTCACATCCTGACTCATCACCTAAATAAGATTCAATATACAAGTCTTGCACTGTGTCGTTGTAAGGTGGGCGAACAACTCTTGTAAAAGATCCGCCTTCAGTAATATTAAATTCTATGTGTCCTATTAGAGATGTCTGTTGTACAGGTACGCAACCGTTTAGAGTAATGTCTGTGTCAGCAAGTTGGAATAAAGCCCAGTCACCTGCGTAGGTTTGTGCGTATTCCTTTAGCTGGTTATCATTAAATTCTTTGTCCGTCTTGTTAGCAGGCTTTTGTGATGCCACAGGGCACTGCTTTACATTTGCTTTGTAGCTCGATGCGTTTATTCTAAAATACTTACTTAGTACGGAAACACCGTTTACACCATCTCCCCAAGAACCTGACTTCCTAGGCCCGTACCTTGTGCCTGTTCTAGTGTCAAGCAAGAAATCCCCATCCTTGTACGAAACATCTGTAATTACTGATCCTCTTCCTTTAACTTGATAAGTTGTTATAGACGGAGATCCTGTGTCACCTTCCGCACTAGTAAAATAACCAAGAACACCTTTTGTAACTGAATTTAAATTTCCGCTAGTCGTAATAGTTTCAATACTTTGTGTATTAAGTGTGTCGTAACCATTATCACTTAGAGGCCAAACATTGGCATCTCTTTTTGCATAGTCCTCACTAGTTTCACTTTTTCCAATTACATCAATGTGAATTTTTTTGTTATTAACTATAAATGTAGTTACCGCTGGTATAACTCCAGGTGTGTCTCTTATAACATTTACAAGTTTATCTGCCGCCGTGCTTGATTTGTTTAGTGGTGATGACGCTGGAAATTGTTTTTCGTAGCTTTCTTTCTCTGTCGAGTGTAAGGACATGTAACCACCTGCGGCTACGCCAGCAGGTGTGATTGATGTGTAGCTGTCTAGGTTGTAACCATCCCTGACATGTTCTACAAGAATCTGTCCGTTAAACTTGCTAATAATTCTAGAGTTACAAGAGTGTGCAATTGTATCTAATAGCAATGGAACTTTTAAATTACTGTATTGATTTCTAAAAATTTTATTTGGGTAAAGATATTTAGAAGGAATGCTAGATACTAATATTTGGTGTAAGTCGTATCCCATGTTTTTAAACAAAGACACAAATAATCCCTGCCAGCTTGTGCAGGTTTTTAACGACATATCCCCAGATGTGTGCCACCACCACCAATAACGCTCATCTACTAAAGGAAGAACCCACAGAGCCTCTAAATGGCTCATTGGTATCTTTCCACGAAGTTGCACATTGTCATTGTAGGCTGGTGTAACAATTTGAATTAGAGGCCTAGGCGGAAGCATGTACATTTTAGCGGAAAAGGGTAAGTCTGTGTTTTGCATTACAAGCTTTCCAGCCTTGTACTTGTCTTTACTTATAGTTGCCCTTAGCCCACCATTATTATCCAAAGAGTCTGTAAATCCTAGTGTGTCGTATCCAGGTAACTTCTCTAAGTCTGAAGATGTTACTAAAAAGAATCCGGCTGCAAAATTAGACGCTCCAGTAGGCCAATAGAGCGAGCCTAACTTCATGTGTCTGTAAGGATCTCTGTCGTAGTTATCAAAGTAAATATCTTGACCGTCTAGCTTACCGTTGTTAGGTATTCTAAAATAGCTTTCTGGCTTGAACTGCCCGTGGTCTTCCACAAATGATAGTATCTGTGCACTAGGCACTATCAGTGGAACACCCGCAAATGTAAATTGTTCGCTGCTCATTTTAGTTAATTAGTGTATCTGCCACATTAGGTGTGCTGCTGAAAGGAAGTGTAAACCCGCCAACGCCTGTTGCAAATAACCTGTTAAACAACATCTGAAAAGTGTTGTTAGTGTACGGTATAGTTCCTGTTCCATCCTTTAGTGCTTTTGTGATGTTTACAGATATTCTCTCACCTTGTGATAGAGGATTTGTAGACACTCCAAAAACAGCAACATAAGGCCCGCCACTGTACATCTCTTGCATTTGTGTAAGTGCTAGCCTATCCACATATAAAATTTTTGTTGACTCTGCTGTGCTTATTATTCTTAAGTATACAACAGAGGGTGTTTTTGTTCCTGTTACAAAGTATCCGGTGTGCTCGGTAAAGCTTGTTCCAACTTCGTTCAGATTAACCGAGTAAGCCAACATTGTGTTTGTGTCTGATGTTAGTATTGTTCCAGACTCGTCAATTAAATCTATAGTTAGATTACCTGTGGTTAAGGCAACAGGCGCCTTAACCCTGAAGTGAAACCCATACACAGTCCTACCTGTCACGGATGTGCTTACATCCTGACGAAGCCTCACACTAGATGTTGCGTTACCCGTTAGCTTCAGACCGTCAACAGATGTAGCCCAATTAACACCTGCAACACCGTGAGGTGATATAGCCTCCCAACTTTCCGGTGCAGTGGGTGTAGTTGTGCTAGCAATTAAAAATGTACCGTTAGTTACTAAATTACCTTGCTCAAGTGATGCTGTTACATTAACTCTATTAAATGTATCAGATGCCCCGCTTCCAGCCGGGTAGTCGTAATTATAAATGCTACTTGCAGTGTTTGCGGTAGAGATTGTAAATGCCTCATTACCTGCCGCCGCACCTCCTGTGTAGGAGTCCGAGCTTACCTCTAATCGAAGTGTCTCAGCAAGTATAAATTGATTCTCTAAACCTCTTTCATTAACAGGTGCAATTAAAACAACACTTTTTGCAGGTGTACTTTGTGATGTTGTTATTGTGTTTGTCACTTGTCTAACCCTTATGTTGTTTTCTTCCATCTGTTTAACAAGCTCTGCTAGGCACAAGCTTAGGTCTTCAGGTATGATAGGGTCGTCTGACCTGACGCTATCTATGACAATATCAGCGGCAACCCCTACTAATAGGTTAGGTGTAATATTACTTACACTTTCAATCTGTAAGTCTATCTCAGGGATGTAACCTAAAATAACCTTTGTCTTAGCATTACCTGTGAATTTAGTTATAAATTCAGGAGATTTTACAGTTATAAGGTCTTTTTGGAATTGGTTAATTTTAGATAAAAAACCTCCCAATAGTCCTAATTTAGTGAATATACCATAAGGGCCTGTAAAATCAATAGCCATATTATATCTCCTGTTTAATTTGGTGGTCCTGGGGCACTATTATCTACCGAAGAAGATCCTGTCTGAACTCCTTGAACTGGTGTTGGCGGCCAAGTTGCATTAAATCCGCCACCATTAAATGAATTATTGTTTTGAGATCCCCTAGGATTTATTGATGCAATTTGTTCTCTGTTTGCGTCCACAGGAGACATTGGAAAAGTTATAACGGAGCTTGCTGGGTCGTGAATAGTCTGGCATATGTAAACTATTTTACCTGCTGCTTGGTAAACCTGTGATTGACCATCGCTATGCAGTGTAGGTGCTGATACTTGTATATCGCTTGTCTCAACTACATCTTCAACATTATCCATGTGCACTGAAGAAATATAAGGTAAGTCAGGCGCTGCGTTTAATCTAACAAACTCAAAGGTTAGTGATTTTCTTGTGACAGGGCCACTTAAGTTTATTACTCTAGTTGTTCCGCCTGTTGGACCAACACCCTTTACAGCAGCTTTGTTAGTGCTTGTGGAGTATTGAATCTTTACCTCAGCTACTAAGTAAGGGTAAAGTGCGTGAGATCCTGTTATTACATTATCTCTTAGAACTTGTGCCATTTTAGTTCCTATGGTGTTGCGTTAAGTACTATTATTCCAGAAAATGCTTGCTGTATAAGCAACTGCATTTTCTTAAGTATGTCGTCAGCCTTACTGCCAGGGTCTGTATAATTTCCCCAATTTTCAGTTAGGTGGCTAAAAATAATAGGCCATTTTTTCCCAGGCTCAACTTGTCCAGATGCAAAGGCCTCGTACCATTTCATGAATGCAGCTTTACCAGTTAAAGGCGCGTACCTAAATTCATATTTGTTTGGGGGTAGTTGAACATATTGGTATGTTGTAACAGGTGCTGTGGCGTTTGGGTCGTTTACATCCCAAGCTGTAGTGCCTACAGATCCTGTGTTAAATGGTGCTCTCCTCCACGGAACATCTTTAACCCCCCAAGGAAAGTTATTCATGAGCAACTGCCCAACTTGAGCGTTTATAGTTTTGTAGTAAGCCCCTGGATTAAAATTATATATCTGCTTAGGTGTTAATACCGCTTTTGTTTGCGGGAAAATAGATGTAACTACTTGCGTTCTTGTCGATGTTCCTGTGTTTGGTTCGACTCTGGTAGTGTCTAGGAATCTGTGATATCTTACACGCTTGTACTTACACTCTGTTCTTCCCTTACACACTGTACCAGTGCTGTAGTCAAAACACAAGTTAGTTTCTTGTGGCATCTTTAAACTCCCTCATCTTGGATAAGGTCTGGATCGTTGCCCATAGGTAGTGTTTTTTCAAACTCTTTCTTGTCAGTGTTATCTCTAATTTTATCTTGATATTTATAAACTTTGCTAGACTTATCATCAAGTGGCGGCTCATCTGGTGAGTGTCTTATGCTTTCTGCTATTAGCTGCTCTAAGTAAGTTCCACGCATTTGGTCGTATTGACCGCTGCGTGCTTTTATAATGTTTAAATCTTTAAGTGCTGGGTTTGGTTCACCCTCAACAAAAGATTTTACAGTTACACCAGCTATACCAGCAGGCTCTGTAAAAAATACATTTTTCTTGTTGTAGATTTCGTTTAAATTAAATTTAGAGTTATTACCAAGTGTATCCCAAACAGGTGCCATTCCAATATTAGACAAGGTAGCTTCGTTATATCCGGTCAAACCTAAGTTGTCAGTAATGCTACTATTCCTAGTCACATGTATTTTTACAAAAGATCCAAGAATGTCTTCTTCTACTGCAATGGTGTACATACCGGAGTAAGGGTTAAATGGTAATCTTTTCTCAATAATAAATAATGCTAAATACTCTAGCTCGTACTTTTCACTTCGGTTGTTTCCGTAGATAGTAATATCAAGCTTTTCTTCACGCACAGGCATTAGGTTTCCTGAAAGATTCTTAACACCATTAAAAACAGTTTGTACTGAACTGTGCCAGTTTTTAAAATTCTTTGGACTTAAGGAACCTATAATATCGTTTGTTGCTCCGCCGATTGCATCCATTAAACTTTTAGTAACTATGCTTACATATTGTTTTACCTCTAGTCTTGTAATGTTTCTCATTCTGGGTATAGGTGCTGTCTTAGAGTCTGAATCTCTAAGCTTAATCTGTTTTCCTTCGTTCTCTGCCCTTGTGTCTAAGTGGTGGTGCATCTCCCTGTCTACAAATGAATACTCTAATTTTAACGAGTCTGGGTGTAATCTGCACTTTACGATATCTCTTTTAAACCCTATAGGTGAGGGTATGTTTAACCACTCCCTGAAGTCGTCAGGTGAGTAGTTGTGCTTAAGTAGGATATCCCCACGGAAGTGTGCCAGACCGGATACTTTTCTTGTGGTGTAGAAATCTTGGTCTATCTCATGTTCCATTGAAAATTGGTTAGATACTACCGGGTATTCGGGCGAGCCGTATTTTATACTTTCGTTTACATCAGTACAGATTACAAACTCAACATACATAGACTGTAGGCCGCCTACTTTTTTTATTGTAAGGCTAACAGGCTTAGGGCCGTTGTTGCAGTCTACCATGGAGTCTATAGATGGACTTTCTAATATAATATCCTCACCAATTACATACTTTAGCTTCTGCCTAGGTTGCATTAGGAAGTGCCTTAGCATCGAGTCAATCCTGACTACGCTAGGCATAACATTACCAATTGTATTTATGTTTCCTTGTGTGTTTTTGCTATCTGCTATCTCGTTAGTGTAGCAACCAAATGTAGCTCTTAGTTGTTGTGGGATCTCGCTGTAATCTACATCTGTGTCAGGGTAAACAGTGGCACCCACCGCAAGTGTGTGCCTTGTGTACATGTAGTGAACCTTTTCCTTGTCTCCGTAGACAGGTTCTTTCTTGTACTCTAGGAGCTTTACTATGTTTAATTTAATTGGGCCGTAACGCATCCAATTAGCAGAATTAGTAGCCATTGCTGGTAACCCCTAACATGTAAGCTGCTTCGAAAGCCAGCAGTGAAATACCATACTGTTTCTGACTGTCTTTTTCATTAGATCCTTTTGTGTAGCCCTCTTGTGAGTGCCCCACAAAGTCTGTGACAGGCTTAGTCATACGCAATGGTTGTATTAGTAAGTCGTTGTTAGATGCGTCCTTTATCCACCTTAAATGTAGAAGATTTATAAGTTGTTCTTCTCTTGCAAGGTGTCCGTAGGTTGGGTCTAAAAGCCAGCGTTCATCGCTATTAGATATATCTACAGCAAACCTTGTCCGTATTGCAATATATATCTGTCTACTAACTACAGAAGCAGTCCTACCACTACCTTGAATAAAACCATCGTCAGGTGTAGGTGAACCTGGGCGAATAATAATATCTTGGTCACCTGTGAAGTTAGGTATTTCTGACCGAGCGACCAGAAGTACTCTTGATGAATTTAAACTAAGCTGCGTTACAATTAGCGATTTAATTGCTTTTAAGAGTTCACCTGTGGATGATTTAATTTGTGGCATTAAAGTCCTAGTTCAGAAAAATACGGTAGCTGTATTTGCACTCTGTCGTATGATGGGCTTACAAGTGATGGATACCCACCCATAGCAGCACTAGAGAATCCGCCTCCCCCCACGCCAGCGGAAGCGGCTGGGGGTAGTCCAGGTGGTGCAATTTCTCTGTTTGGGTCTTGTGCCACATGTGGTACTTTGTCTTTAATTGCAGGGTCTTCGTTAACTCTTGTGGTGTCGCCAAAAAACTTGTTTTCGTTTAGCTGTTCTCTTGTAGCATCTCTTTCCGCAGTTCTGACAAGCTGGTTAGCTTTACCCTCGTTTACTTTTATAGACTCATCGTGATTTCTTACAGATTCTATATCAGATCTATTTTGTAGCTCTCTTGCAACAGCGTCTAGGTGTACTTGATCCGCTGGAATAGTACCATCTTGCAAACCTTGAGATTGATCCACTAACTGCGCGTCAGTAGCTTTAGACGCATCCACCGTGTGCTGTGAAGCCTTTATAGAGCTTAGGCTTGCAAATGGTGCAGGGTTGGCTAGGTCTGCGTGAGCCTGTGCAACACTGTCTTGGTGTGACTGTATGTCAGCCCTTATAGGTGCTGCGTTTTTATTAGAAGCACTAGCAGCGTCCATGTGCCCCCTGCTCATAACTAGGCTAGGGTGGTTTGCAGGCATGTTTGCTCTAGCTGTAGATTGTGCTGATTTAACTTGAGCTTGCGTAGGCGGAGAGCTATTCTGCATATTACCATGCAAGTCTTTTCCTGAAAATCCTATATCCCCTATGTCTGTAGTAGTTCTCTGTATAACTTTTTGTTTAGCCATTGCACGCAATTGTTCTTGCGTTTTATTTTTGTTCTGAGGTAGTCTTTCTAACTCTTGTGCTTGAACATCTACTTGGTGGTCAAAGTTTCTAATTGTGTTACCTACCTTAGAAACACCTTCAACAAGTCCAGCGGCGTTCATAGTGTTTCCAACTACAGACAATGTATTATGACTAACTTTAGATGCTGTGGCAATAGCACCCTTACGACCTCCCAATGTAATAAGTGCAGGATTAATGTTTGCTGCCATCTGCCCATTTAAAATAGATCTAGGATCTCTTATATCTATGTTACCATATTTGTCCTGAGTGTAGGAAGCTGCCGCACCGCTAGCAATAGACCCGGCTGTTTTCATCCATTCGGGTGCGTTTGTTTGTTGGAGTAGGTCGTTGCCTGACTGTATTGCTTCGTTACCTGTTACAGTGCTTACAAATTTTCCAACTGGTTTAATGGTAGCTTTTGCACCTTGTTTTACTAGCTCTGCCCCGCCTCGAACAAGTCCTCGTTTACCTATCTCAAGACCAACCTTACCAAGTAACCCAACACCTGCTCCGGGTAGTGCCACAAATGAAGCAGCAGTTATAGCTTTATCACCTAACTCCCACAAAGCTGCGTGGTATTCTCCGTCAGCGTCATTGTCTTTAGAGTTAGCATTCCTAAACCCTGCAAACTTTTCGGTAAATTGTGCTTTGTAGGCTTGTGTTATAAATTTTCTACGCTCTTCAGGGTCTTGTATTTTAGCTGCTTCAGCCTCTGTTCCACTTTTCTTTACATCCGTATCAATCTTAGAACCTTGTTCAATTGCAGTTTGCATTCTAGCTTTAAAGTACGCCTCTTTATCAGCAACTAAACCTTGGCCTGTGGACAACATCCCTACTGCACCACGCTTGTATTGGAAAGAACCAGAATCCATGTGGCCTTTTTCAACTTTCATTTCGTGATCTACAGCTAGCTTGGCCTCTGGTGAAAGTGCGTTATATTGTTCAGCCATTTTTATACCGGAATCAATTTGATTAGCCCAAGCTTTTTTAGACTCTTCCCTTTGTTTTGTAGAAAAGTTCTCCTCTGTTAAATCGTAGGCATTTGAAACCGCTACCTGAGATTTACCACCAAAGAAACCTCTCTTTGTAGTAGTGGCACCGCTGTGCACTGCGCGAGCCATCATAAAGTCTTGGTAGGACATGTTTCCTATTTTTGCACCACCCCCGCTCTCGTCAGCGTATCTCTTAGCGAGTGTGCTTGTAGATAAATTGTTTCTTGTTTCTTCTCCAACTCCGGCTGTGCGTGCGATCCCTTGTAGACTACTTCGTGCATCTTTAAAAGAGTTTAAATAGTCTAGAGTTGCGTTTTGTTTAGGTTCTTGATCCTTCACTCCAAGGGGTTTATTCCTTGGAATGTTGTGATCAATTGGAATCATATTAGGGGCCATTAAAGTGCCTCCTAATCTGCGCTAGGTAATGTGCTGAAACTAAATATAGCCTGCTCTGTGGTGTAGAGCCTGTTGAAGTAAGCACCAGCTGCCATACCACGATCATCAGCAGCACCATTAGCAGCACTTACAACCTGAGGGTGTGCCTCTAAAGATAACGCTATCTTCTTGTGCTTAGATCCTACTTGCTCGTAGGCAAACTGAGCAACATGCACTGAAGGGAACCAATACCCAGGTGGAAGACCTACTAAAGACGCATTACCTGCAAAAGAAAATTTAAGAGCTAACCAATAACCCTTGGTGTGCTGTGCCTTAGTTCCACCCAAGTGGCCGATCTCACTTAGAGAACCAATCTGTGCGGCATCCATAATACCCGGTTGGAATGCTGGCTTAGCTACCCTATCTGCTGATGGTATGGCACCTAGATTGCCTACAAACTCCATTAGCTTGTCTTCGTTGTACCTGTTGAGGCTTAGGTTGATCTTAGCCGTGATCCCCTTAAAAACCATATCTACGGGGGCTAGACCGCCAACATCGTTGTTAACAGGTGCCCACTTATATTCAATTTCAACATTAGGTGTTTTTTCGCAAGTTCCTAGATAAACTGCTGCTGCTGGACCTAATGTTTTATGTGCCACATAAATATGTACTGGTCCTGTGGAATAGATTTGTGCTGCCATGTTAGTTCACCAATCCTTTCAATGCTTCTGCTACAGTAGCGATGTGGTTGTATAGAACAAATTCAAATACATTGTTTAAGTCATTAGCATTAGAGGTTTGTGCAGCACGACCAGCAGGGATAGCCCTTCTTTTAGGAATAGCCATTAGATTAATTTCAATCTTTCGTGCTGATGTTCCCATCTCCATAAGCTTGTCCGGACCTTGTGGAACAACACTTACAAAGTGTAAACCCTCAGGTGGAACATACGGTGAGTCATCTACTGTGAATCTAGACGCAAATGGGAAGTACATTAACACATCAAAATCAAAGCCCATAGTCTGAGCCAGTGCACCAATGTGCTCCTTGGTCGAGATTCCACGGTTTGTAGTTCCGTACAGACCGCCTGAAAGTTTCTGATACACAACCTCATCGTATCTATTTAGAACACCTTGGATGTTTGCAGTCTGGCCTAGGACGGATTTAGCTATCGGTGCGTCACCACCAATATCATTCATCACATCTTCGCTCAGGTTGTTAATAGTTATCTTTGGAGATCCTTCAAATGTTCCAAGATAGAACATTTTGTCCGCAGTAAATTCTGCCACATCATCAGTAGGCATCCTCCCAATAAATATATGTGCCGGACCTGTTGAGTAGATGTTTGCCATTTTAACTCCTTGGGTTGAAAAATTCGTTCGCTGTTGATTGTCTCATACCGAAGTAGCGGTCCATCTCGCTAGAGAATAGACTTACAGTTCTGCTGACTTGTGCTTGTTGTGGTGTTGAGGCTTGTTCATTTTTTTCAATTTCAAATACTCGCTCGCCTGTGCGTAACAACTCTAACACTGCTTCTGATTCTTTAGATCGTGATGTCATAGCGTCTAAGTCAGCGGCACCGTAACCACGCCTAGAGATTAGAAGTCCGTACGCTATATCACAACAGATTCTTTTAAGGTGACCCTTAGAGTCTGGTGTCATAGCTACTAAATCTACAAGCTCGTACCTGCCACCTGCAAGTATTGCACTATTGATCATACCTGAAGCATCAGACAGGGCGGTCTGTACGACCAGCCCTGCTGTGCTGTTTCCAGCTAGTAGTTCGACATCCGTAGCTCGCTGGTCTGTGTCTAACACAAGGTCAGCAATTCTACGGAGGTCGTAACGCATCAGAAGATCAGATACTGTTGCGTGTGCCATTACGCACTCGTAATGCCAGTTACGACATTTTTGAGTTTGAATGCGGTAATAGGAGCAACAATTTCAACGCCGTAATCTTCTACAATACGGGCATTAATACGGCGGTTATCTGGATCGTCTTTTTGTTCTACAGTCATTTCTTCGTATGCGAAGAGATGCACAGTAGAGAATGAAGGCGAACCTTCAAAACCAACCAGATCACCTGGGCGTGCAAGAACCCACATGTCGCCTGAAGGAACAACATAGTCGCTTACTCTGGTTGCACCCTTCTTGTTGGATACTTTTACAACATCTTCGATGATGATGTCGTAACCGTACAACTTGTCAGGCAAACCATATTTACCATTCATGGAGTCTGAATCTCCACGAATTTGGGCAAGTGCTACTGGCGACTCTTTAAGGTAGGTGTGGAGTTCCTTAGATCGTGCAATAGCATCAGCCGTTTCAGGGTTGATGATAATACACATCTCTTTAGGTCCACAAGCACCTAAGGTTGCCTTGTTAATTCTTCGAGAAATCGCATTGAACGCTTTCTTGATAACAGGTCCGTTAGATGTGCCTGTGTTAATGTCACCGGAGTCACCTGCATCAAGTCGGACACCACCTGTGATCACATTGTTTGCTAAGGAGCAATCTACTGAGTCAATACTATCAGTACCACCCAATTGAATACCCCTGTCAGGACTACCGCTAGTAGTAACCGCACTTGTCGTAGATGCGGACTCGTACAGCTTTTTCCAAACTTTGACAACACGGGCGGTCATCGCTTGTTGTGCGTTAATCGCACTATAGCTAGCTACAATCTTCCAATCTGCTTGGTCAACTGCTTTATAGCCCAGCCTGAATGGGAACACATACCGTTGGGTATTAAAGTTTAACCATTCAAACTTTTCATTATTCCACTCCCCGTGTGGAGCGTCATTACCATCGTGCCATACATGATCTTCAAGCTTATCGTATGTAACTCTAGCAGCTTGTTCCGCATTGAGTTTCAAGTAATAACCTGAAGACTTTTTGACAGGGGTAATTGTAATATATTTGTTCAGCCCAAAGTCTTTAGGGTTGCGACTGAACGACACTACAAGTTGACCAGTAGCGTCAAAACTTGGAATGTATGTGTTTGTTCCACTTGGAAACTGAGCATTTTGCGATACAAAATCTGCCATGATATTTATCCTTAATTAGTTATATTGTTAAACAGTTGGTATAACCACAACATGTGGGTTTACTTGGATCAAAACTTTTTCTCCAGCAACAACAGTGTTAAGTGCTGTTCCGCCTACTTGCCAAGTACCAGCGGTAGTTCCAATGGTAATAGCGCCACCGTTAAGGGTAGCATTATTACCTGTTCCACCTGTGTAGGCTCTAACTTTAGAACCAGCGGTAATGTTGCCACTTGAGCGAACCATGCACACATCGCCTAGGCCAAACACCTTTAGTGTTCTCCCTTCCTTAGCTGCAAGCTTGCTCTCGGTGCCACCTAGAAGGGTAGCAAGGTTTGGTGGATCAAATGTACCTTCTTGTGCTACACCGATAATTGGTTCGGTGGTGGCACTAACCTGGGATACTGTAAATTCCCCAGTCACTGTTACGAAACTTGCTGGAAAGATATCTCCACCAGCTACAAAAGACGGATTGTACAAAGGCATGAATTATTCTCCTAGTTAAAGTACTTTTTCAGCATTGATTTTACCAAGAGCTTCTTGGTAGCTAATGCCGTTTTCAGTTGCAAAATTAATAGCTTCGTTCACTTCGTCCTTAGTGCGGCCACGCACCCCACCAGAACGAGATTCTTGGTAGTAAGAGGCCCGTGCACCAATAGGTGCTTTTTGGTACCTTTTACGGATGATCTGAAGATGTGCCCTATAGGTCTTCTCAGGTAGAGATTGGACCAAGGATAGCTCTTCACCACGGTCTAACATGAAACCTTCAGCTTCCAACTCAATAAGATCTTTCTCACGCTCTGCACGCTGGAATTTAATCTTGATGTTTTGGATCTCCTTGTGGAGAAGTTGGTTTTCCTGTTCTACCCTGGATAGTTTAATCCTGTCGTATTTTCTGTTACCACGACTAGATTGAATAGGTTGTTCTTCCTCCATAGATTCTTCTGGCATAGGTTCTTCACCCATACCTTCATCCATAGGAGGTCCACCCATGCTAGGGTCTTCCATACCTTCTTCAGGCATAGGTGCTTCTTCACCGGGCATTCCCTCAGGCGGCATACCACCTTCCTCAGGTGGTGCTTCACCACCCTGCTGTGAAAGTTGTGTAAGGAATTGCCAAACATCCGTTTGTTGGAGTCCAGCTAAAACACCATCAATAATACCTTGTTGATCATTCATTCCTATAGTCCTTTGATATTTTTTAACCCCGCCTTTAGAAAGTCGGAGTAAGCCTAAGTCTCGTTCAGGAGTAGTTGCACCGAGCAAACTAATCGGGTCAATCTTGTAATCACTTAGCCAAAGTTCTATTGATCTCCTTGGGAAACCACGAACCTTGTCAGCAGCATGTTTGAAAAACTTGAAGGTAGCTGTGATACACTTCCTACCTGTCTTGAAGAACGGCTCTACCTTTAGGTTGGTAGCGTATCCAACAATCTCAGGTTGCTCACCTTCAGGTGCGTCATCTTTGGTGTGCCCAATGACAAGTGGTATCTCGTCACCAGTATTACCCATGCGCTTATTGTTTACTTTAACTATCTCAGATAGTTTCTTCTGGTCGAGCCGAATCACCACATTCCCTTTGCCATCCTTAAGCTCATGCTCGTCCAGAATAGGAACATGGTGTTTAACAATCATGTCGTTATCGTCCATTAAACTCCTCGCAGTTTTTTAATCATGTGTGTTAGGTTGGAGTCTTTTTCAAACCTTTTAACACCGTCATTCTGTGGTGCAAATTGTCCGCCGTTGTAGTTTCTACCACGGAATGTAATACCATGTGCACCTGCTCGATACTGATTTGCTGCGTGTGCGGATTTCTTAGCAAACTTCTGTGGTTGTCCTGTTCGCATTTTATCCCATGCCTTTCCAGCTTTGTTATATTCCTTCTCTGCGGCTTTTGAGAAAGCCCGCAGTGAAGGTACGCTGTGTTGTAGTTCTGAGCTAATGGCTTCTAAGGAAAAGTAATCTCCATCCTTAGCGTCTTCAATCAAGTGCTGTGCGTGTTCAGGTATTAAATTTTGCACTCTAAGACTATCAATTAGCTTCTTTAAACCACTGCTCTGAAGTACTGTCCTTGCGTGTTCCTTGCAGTACATCTCTCGCCTGTTAGATTCACTCGTCATGTCATCGTACAAGCTAGGGTCTTTTTGCAGTGAGGTTACCGCACCCTCTATGTCTGACCACTTAGCGTCTGGAATCAACTGCTGATACTTTGATAGATGCTCTGGCTTTATATTCTGTAGATCTTGGCTTAGTAAATCCCCAACAGGTGGTAGCTCTTTGTTAGGCGTGTTGTGTTGTCGCAAGAATCCCTCAAGGATTCTTCGACTACGGTCAAATTTTATTTTGGTCTTGGTTGCTGTGGTTTTGCGGGAGAGTTGCTGGGCTTTCCCTGTGCTGGTGCCTGTGCCATTGGTGGGTGCCCCACTAGTATTGTTGGTAGGCCCGGCTTGGTTACTATTCTGCTCATATTCACCTATGATGTTTGTGTAAGCTTGTCTGGATTTCGGTAGAGCACCAGCGCTGTTCCAATCACCATTATGTCCTACAATCTCACCTTGTCCAATGTTTTCTTCTACATTTAAGTTATTATTTGTAGCAAATTGGTCTATGGTGTTTCTCATTCCTCTGTTTGGATCATACACCACTACTCTAGTGTTTGTCTTTCCAGGTAGTAGCGTTTTGTAATTTATACCTGCTGCAATTAGTTGTTCTCGCACTTCACCCATGTCCGTTGAAGGGTGCACCATGTGGTACAAGCTGTCTGGACCTTTTGGATTCGGATGGAACACAAGTACAGATTTCTTCTGTCCTGAGATACCGTGCCAAGCACCTAAGTATTTTAATCTGCGTGGGTCTGTGCCTTGTGGTGCCGTGTGCACGATTGATTCTTCAGAACCGTTAGGCCAATCCCCTACTGCATTTTGTGCGGTGGTGTTTACTCCACCCTTGGCGTTAATCTGATTACCAAGTGCACCTTGTGCTAGGTTCTTACCACCTGGGGATTTAGCCACAGCATTGGAGAACGGCTGGTTAGTTCTAGTCGCAACAGGTGTTCCTGTCATACCACCCGGTGCCTGTGTGAACTGTGCAAATTTTAGTCGTCTTCCGTTTCTTCCGGGTAGTCTTGTGCCTCTTTTTCCCTTTGAGTTTTTAAGTGGGTTTCCAGGACTGCCTGCCAACCGGGTCGGCTCTTTATAAGTGTCTGTATAATCGATTCCAAGGACGGCATTAGCCCTTGCGAGATTAGCTGCTGAGATATTTGGTGGCACTCCTTTTCCGTTAGGGGTTTGCTCTGTTGATTTGGTCTTTGCATATGCATTA